CTCGCGCAAGAACTCGCGCAAGAACTCGCGCAAGAACCGCAAGAGCCGCCGCTCTCGCCGCGCTGGTCGCCGGTAAACAGCTTTCAGCTGTTACCGGACTAGGTCGCCGGTGAATCGGCATTAAGGATCGCCGGTAAAGGACTAGGTCACCTAGCTTTGCGTCACTAAATCATATTTTTCATTGATGTCAGCATTCATAGAACGCAGACAACAAAATTGAGCCTGGTCTAAGGCTAAATAATGTTAGGTTAATCAAAATGCCAGATGATACTAAACAACGGCGTTTAAAGCGTCGAGAACCACCACCATCGTCAGACGATGATGATAGTAGTGTTGATAGTAAGGGAAATATTCGCGATCTAATTGATTATGATTACGAAGAGACAAGCGAAGAACCGGCGAAGCGTCCTCGCGCATCTGCTGTTGCTGCTAGACGCAAGATTCGTAAGATTATGAAGGTCACTCCGGATTCAGAGCAAAAAGGACCACATCTCGAAGTTATGGAAACAAGTGATGATGATATTGTGAAGCCAAAGCGTCGTGTATTCCTGGAAAGCAAGCCCGTCTCGCCTTCGGCGGGGAGGAACGTTCTAATCCCTGAGCGGAAATCTAAGGCAGAGGAGATGGAGATGGACACCGATTCAAGTGAAGAGGAGGTAAAGCGTTCTAAGAAGATGAAGAAGCGCGATAAGAAGAAGGAGAAGAAGAAGGATAAGAAGAAAAAGCGTCGCGAGGAGTCATCTGAGGAGGATGAGGAGGATGAGGATTATGAGGAGGATGAAGAGGAGGCGTGGACAGACCATGAGGAGGAGGAGGAAGAGCCGCGTAGTCGCCGTGGCAAGCAGAATACCTTCGACATTATCATTTCCGATATGTTAGGAGGCGGCGGTGGCGATCCAAACAAGCCAAAGAAGTATAATATGAAGAAAGAGCCTGATAGTGTAAAGCGGTTTGTAGAGCTCATACAGAAGGAGGACGAGGGTGAAGAGGATACCATTGATAATGATATTACCTACTTCAAATCACTTACAACGGAAAAGCAGACAGCACTTCTACGCGCACTAGAAGTAAAGGCAAGCCCTGTAGATGTTCAGGTTCCGCTCAAATTCAAGATTCTTGAGAAGGTAGCGGCAAAGCCTGAGCTCAGTCGTATTGCGATGGCGAAGTATAACGCCCTATGTAATATTGACCCTTCAACATCCGAGTACTATAAGTGCTCCCACTGGATTAGTGGCTTTACGGACCTTCCTCTCAGTGTCTTCAAGGACTTACCCGTGAAAATGGAGGATGGACCAGAGAAGTGTGGCGAGTTTATGGGCAAGGTTCATAAGTGTATGGAGACGGCGATTTATGGTCACGAGGAGGCAAAACTCCAGATTATGCAGTTTGTCTCTTCTTGGATTGCCAATCCAAAGGCGAATGGCAATGTTCTGAGCATTCACGGACCGATGGGTACGGGTAAGACGTCTCTGATTAAGGATGGTGTAGCGAAGGCACTGGAGCGCCCATTTCACTTTATTACGCTAGGTGGTGCGACCGATGCGAGTTTCCTAGACGGTCATAGTTATACTTATGAAGGCAGTACTTGGGGTAAGATTGCGGACGTACTAATGCAATCTAAGTGTATGAATCCGATTATTTACTTCGATGAGTTGGATAAGGTGTCTGAGACGCCTAAGGGCGATGAAATCAATAATCTGCTCATTCATCTGACGGACGGAAGCCAAAATGACCGTTTCCAGGATAAGTACTTTACAGGCATTGACTTTGACCTGAGCCGTTGCCTCTTCATCTTCTCGCATAATAATAACGAAAAGGTGAATCCAATTCTACGCGATCGTATGTATAATATCAGGGTGAACGGCTTCTCGATAAAGGAGAAACAGCTCATTGCTGAGAATTATCTCATCGTAGCGGCACTCAAGGATGCGGGGCTCCACGAGAAGGTGAGCATCGGCAAGGATATTCTACAGTATATTATTGAGAACTTTACGGGCGGCGAGGCGGGCGTCCGTGAGCTCAAGCGTTGTATTCAGACGATTATCAGCAAACTCAACTTACTACGATTCTATAATAATCCGAAACAAGTGCCGTTCTCGATTAAGGATTTTGCTCTTCCCTTTACGATTAAGAAGGAGCATGTGGATTTGTTTCTAAAGAAAAAGAATCAGATGGATGAGAGTATCGCACATCTGTATACCTAAACCCCAGTCTAAACCTTTCGCTTTTTTAACGTATAGAAAATGAAAATTAATTTCTATACGTTTTCCTTCGAAAATCCGATACGGAAAGCGAAGATGGAAAGCCAGTTCGCAAACGAGGATATCCCGCTAGAATTTGTCGAGCCGGTTCTATCAACGGACTCTCGTCTCGAAAAGGCGCCGGATAATCTCAAGCGCCTATGGGGCATTACATTTAGTCATTTAGATATGCTACGAACGTTTATAAATTCAGATGCCGATTTTGGCGTTTTTTGTGAAGATGATATTCGTCTACGTAAAGATATTAAGAAGTATCTTCCAGAAATTATGCTACAGTTCCGTCGTCATAATCTAGAAATTCTACTGCTCAGTTGTCTATGTTCATATATACCGGTGGAAGTCTATGCGCACGACCCACACGGTGTTCTCGAACATCCACTGGTCTATTTGACCTATCAGGATAATCTATGGGGAGCACATATGTATATGCTAGACCGTAAGACTGCGCAAAAGCACCTAGATAAGTATAATTTGGCATATGCGGAAGAAACGCTCGTAAACTCTAATTTAACGCATTTCAATCCGGATTGGACGCTTACAAAGGACGCCGAGCGGAAGGCGGCAATTTATCCAATGTTGAGTTTGGAAGCAGGAATAGTGAATACCGATCACGAATTTCAGGTTAGTTTTCACAAACAATGTTTCGAAACTCATTTTAATCCTGAAGTATATTATTAGGTCTAAACATCACACAAGGTATAAAACTAAAATGGACGACCAAGAAGTGATTCAATATAGACCGACGGCGACAGAGCCAATCACCGAGCCGATATATTCTCGTATTAGTTTCGCAAATATAGAATTAAATAAGTGGTACTATCTTACGGTGATGAATCTAGATTATATCGTACGTCCATTTATTGATAATGAGTATGGTATTACATTTGCTATTACGCAGATGCTGGACCGAGAAGGAACTACAGGGGAATGGATAAATATGGCTTATGTTTATACACTAACACCAGATGATATAGATGGTGATAGTATTAAATTATATAATTATGTGCCAGCAAACTGATTTTAAAACTCAAAAATTGGGCATACCAATCTTGAGCTCCTCGCCGCTCTCAGATACTGCGCGCGACTTCTTCTGGTTCTGGCTCTCACTGCCGCTAATAGCGGCAGCCGCAGTAGCACCGGTCGCAACAGCCGAGGTGAGTGTCTCAACAACTTCCTTAATTTCTAGGGATTCGCCGATAGATTGGAACATACTGGTAGGGTCGCCGCCGGCACCGAATAGGTAAGCGTAGGCGGCAACACCACAGGTAAAACTACCGGCAACAAACCAGCGAAAGAGCACCGAGTTTTCCGGGAGCTTATTCTCTTTATAGGAGCTCCATCCAGCTGCTATAAAAAGTGCTAACCCGCCGCCGAGGAGGGTAAAGAGAATTAGATACGCCGTGGACATGTTTCTAGGGCGCTGAGAGAATTCGCACCGCACGCCCTTCCGCACCAGCTTTAGGACAATTCCTCAAAGTCTCCTGTAGAGCCGAGGGGTGCGTCAACATCCGCCTCTTCTACAGACATCGATGCCGAAACCGGTGCCGCCACCGGCTCTAGATCTTCGGCGTCATCGGCAACAATTGCGTTCGCTGTCGTTCCGAAAGAGAGACGCGGCGGCGCATCATATCCATCATTGTCAATATCGCCGTCACCGTCCTTTGGCGAGTAACGAATATGGCTAATACCCTGCGTTGTCTCATCAAATACAGTATCATACGGTGTAAAATGTACCGATGGCTCGGTATCAATCATTACATTGGGCTCACCCCCACCTACCATTCCACCATCTGTTGTCCCGTCCGTTTTGGATATCTTTACAACCGGCGCAATGACCGGCACATCCGCTACCAAATGACTGGATGGCACAATTGTTGGAGGCTCAGGATTTGTTTCAAGCTTTTGGACAACAGCAGGATCTACAGGCTTCGGTGGTTCATCGGCAGCCTTAATCTCAGCAAGAACCTTAGGTGTCTCGACAATCTGTACCGACTTTATTTCCTCGACAACAAGTTGAGGTGGTGTATCGTGAATTTTTACTTCCTTTACCTCAACAGGCGTCTCTACGGGTGCCTCTACCTTCACTTCCTCTACCTTCACTTCCTTCACTATTTCCTTTGCCTCCTTTACTTCCTCAACCTTCTCTTCCTCTTCCTTCTCTTCTTCCTTTTCTTCTTCCTTCTCTTCCTCTTCGTCCTTATCTTCACCATCATCAAGGTAGTCGCGTAGAATAGACTTTACCGGTAGTAGCGAGCGCACTGCACCGCTCAAAGCCTCGGTACAAATCTGCTCAGCTTGTAATATATTCTTCTGTTTCTCAACTGGTGGTAGATCCTGGGAGAACAGGTAAGGCGCCTTCCAGAAGGAGCGCGCACATTCAATAAAGACACGATGGAGAAAATGGTCCAACTTTGGCAATGTAATCTGAAGCTTCTTCTGCCGAGAATTGACACGAATCGCTGTGAGCATCTTTGTGTAGGCGATGAAGACCGCTGTCATCAGCTCCTCCATATAATCGCAGCGGCAATTATCCAGAACAATACCAATATTGCTATCAATAACGTCCTGATTCCATAATGGGACCTCAGAACAATAGGTCTGAAAAGCGCTCATCACGCGCCTACCCTCCGTATCAGCGAGTGTATTGTATTCTTTACGAAAAAACTCTACGAGGGGCGGTACGATCCACGTAGACATTTGCTTGAGATACTCATTACGAGCCTCAGAATATAGAGATGCGTTCTCCATAATTTTATTCAGGACTGACATTGGTTTTCTGTAGTCTTAACGCAGAGATACAATCGAAGAATAATGTTCGTGGGCTAGTTCCACCGAGCCGGGACCATTGTGCGCAAGTACTTGCTACGAGTGGACTCTCTTTCCATCCTTGTCGTAAAATATCACGTAAATCAACACCGGCAGTTTTACAGGTAGATTCAGACTCAACTGCCCACTGAACCCAGTCAGCATCGGATACATTATTAGGTCGTTTTTTAAGAATTGTACGAATAATATCATCGCCGTACCCATAGTGTGTATCAGGACAATGGAGCATAGTGAGAGCATTTAGAATTCCGGTACGAAGATTGCCGTATGAATATTTTACAATAGTATCAATGACAGCCTTATCAAGTTTATAATTTGTACGGCGTTGTATTTCAAAGGTAATATCAGTTGAATCTGGAGCGGTAAATGTAATAATAGAGGAGCGAGATAGAATTGGTTCGGAAATCGCACCGGCATCTCGGCATTCAAAAACAATACGAGTCGATGCGGAGGTTGTTTCTAGCATACGACGCAAAAATGCCTGCGTGTCAGAGGTGAGTGCTTCGGCGTGTTCAAAGATAATCCAACGTAGTTTTCCGTCCATTGTTTTGGAGCCACGCGCAAAATTACGTATATTATCACGCACAGAACGTAATCCAGAATTGGCTGTACAATCGATTTTGAGTTTAGGCATATCGGCGAGGACAATACGTAAAAACAAGGATTTGCCGCAACCTTGGGGTCCGACGAAAATAAGATGGGAGGCTTTATTCTCGTGAATTAGTCGAGCGGTTGCCTGAATAATATCATTATTACCTACAATATCATTGATTGACTTTGGTGTATAAGGATCATATACTAAATTATCCAGCATTCAGATATATTCTTTATCATAAAAATAGTATAGAATGTTTAGACCGGTG